CGTTTACCTAAACGTCAATGTACTAGAGATATTTTTCCTTCTATTGGTACATTTATGTAATGGGTTGGAAAGTTAAAGCATTACAACATGCAAAAAAAGAAGATCCAAAGGAATCTGTTGGTTTGTTGTTAAATATTAAAGGTAAAAAGGTCTATTATCCTTGTCATAATTTATCAACTTATTCTCAACAATGTTTTATTTTAGATCCAGAAGATTATGTCAAAGCAGATAGCTTAGGTCAAATTGTTAGTGTTATACATTCACATCCAACAACTCCAGCTATAGCAAGTGAAGCTGATAAAGTTAGTTGTGAAGCAAGTGGATTACCTTGGTATATTGTTAATCCAAAGACAGAAAAATGGGGTTATTACGAGCCAAAAGGCTATAAACCAGCGTTAAAAGGGAGGTCATGGTGTTGGGGCGTGACTGATTGTTGGAGTTTAGTTAGAGATTGGTATCAAGAAGAAAAAGGAATTGATCTGATTAAAGGTTCACGACCTATAACTCCTGAAGAGTTTATAGAAAATCCAGTATCAGAAAAAGATGGTAATGGAAACACTTTTCTGATTTCAGCAGGGTTTCGTTTATTGACACCAGATGAAAAATTGAAAAATGGGGATGTTTTATTAATGTCTATTATGGGTAAAGGCTTAAATCATGCTGCCATATTTTTAGATGGGGAAGTTTTACATCATTTAGCAGATCGTTTAAGCTGCCAAGAACCTTATTCCGAATGGTTGCTAAAATGTACAGGAGGAAGGTATCGCTATGTTGAAAACAATTAAATTATATGGTGATCTAAAAGAGATCACAGGACATAGTGAATTAGATGCTCATGTAGATAGTGTTGGAGATTGTATTAGGTTTTTATTAATGAATTGGCCTCAGTTAGCGGCTCATATGAATGAGAGATATTACCAAATTTTATCTGATGGAACGGATATAAGAGAAGAAGAAATTCATTATCCAGTAGCAGAAGAGATAAAAATTGTTCCTGTGATTGTTGGAGCTGGTGGAAATGCAGGTAGGCAGATTTTATTAGGAGCTGCAATAATTGGATTAGCTTTTGCCACTGGTGGAGGATCTCTTGCTTTGACTGGTGCAGGTTTTACTGGTGGACTTGCATTGGGAAGTTTTGCCGTAGGTGCCCTTGCTGCAAATGTTGGACTTGCTCTTGTTCTAAATGGAGTATCGGATCTTTTATTCCCTCCTGCAAAACCAGATGAAAATGATCAAGATCCACGTATTTCTTTTGAATTTGGTGGGACACCAAACACATCTAGAGCAGGAACTACGCATCCAGTTGTTTATGGAGAAATTTTTACAGGCTCTACAGTTATTAGTATGAACGTAACAACAGATCAAGTTTCAGCATGACAAAAATAATAAGAGGGTCAGGTGGTTTTTTTGGCGGTGGGGATGACAAACCAACACGCGCACCTGATACTTTAAACAGTAGACAATTTGTAACTCTTCAAGATTTAATAAGCGAGGGTGAAATTGAAGGATTTGCGACTCCATCGAAAGAAGGTCGTACACAAGGAACAACTGCATATAATACTGCTGCGTTAAAAGATGTTTTTCTAGATAACACTCCTATTCTTCAAGAAGGAGCAAATTCAACTAATCCTCAAACAACAGATTACAACTATCAGGATGTAACTTTTATTCCTCGTTTCGGTACGTCTAATCAAACATATATTTCAGGAATACAGCAATCATCCAGTCCTATTTCTGGATTTCCTAGAGCCTGTACTGTTGCAAATGGCGGTGTTACTCAACAGATTACAACAACAACTGTTGATGCTGTTCGAGTTACAATTAACTTTCCACAATTACAACATGCAAAAGATAATGGTGATTTATTAGGTTCAAGTGTTCAATTAAAAATACAAATTCAATATAATTCTGGTGGTTTTTCTGATGTTATTACAGATACGATTACAGGCCGTACAGGTGATTCATATTCAAAAGATTATAGAGTAACAATCAACGGAGCTTTCCCTGTTGATATAAAAGTTGTACGTATAACTCCTGATGATACATCTTCGTCAAACACTGCGTCTTTGGAAGATAGTTTTAACGTGTTCGCAATGCAAGAGTTAGTAGATGATCATCAAGCGTATGCTAATAGTGCTTATGCAGCTTTGACACTTGATAGTAAAATAGTAAGTTCTATTCCTAATAGAAAATATAGAATAAGAGGTGTAAAAATAAGGATTCCAGGCGCAGGGGCATCATCATCTGGAACACCTACTGTAGACAACAATACAGGTCGAATTGTTTACCCTACTGGCTATATATTTAATGGCACTATGGCTGCGGCGCAATGGTGTTCATGTCCTGCAATGATTTTACTTGATCTGCTTACAACTACCAGATACGGGTTAGGAGATCATATAACTGATAGTAATTTAGATTTATTTAGTTTTGTAGATGCTTCTAAATTTGCAAACACGTTAGTTGATGATGGTTTTGGGGGAGAAGAAGCAAGATTTAGTTGCAATGTAAATATTTTATCGGCAAAAGAAGCTTTTGATGTTATTCAAGAACTTTGCGGAGTAATGAGATGTATGCCTATATGGAGTGCTGGAAAAATTAGTCTTGCACAAGATAAACCAACAGATGCAAGTTTTTTATTTAGTCTTGCAAATGTAACTGGAGAAGGATTTTCTTACTCTGGATCGTCACTTAAGTCAAGACATTCTGTAGTAGCTGTTGGGTACTACAACATGGATTCAAGAGAAATAGATTATGAAGTTGTAGAAGATAGCACTGCCAAAACGAAGCTAGGAGTTATTAAAAAAGATGTAAAAGCTTTTGCTTGCACAAGTCGTGGTCAAGCTCAAAGATTAGGGAAGGCAATACTTTTTGCGGAGCAAAATGAGTCAGAAATCGTTGCTTTTACTACATCTGTTGATGCTGGAGTATCAATTAGACCTGGAGCCGTAATAGATATAAATGATCCAGTCCGTAGTGGTGCTAGAAGATCTGGACGGATAAACACTGCAACGACCACTGCAATTACTGTTGATGATATACAAGATTTATCAACATTTACAGGAGCTAATCAAAAGGTCAGTGTTGTTATGCCTGATAACTCTGTAGAAACAAAAGATGTCTTAAGTATTACTAACGGAGTAATTAGTTTGGCTTCTGCTTTATCTGAAGTACCTAATATTAATTCAATTTGGTTTTTAGTTAGCGACACAATTGAAGCTCAGAAATTTAGAGTAATAACAGTAGAAGAAGCAGATGGGATTAATTATAAAATCACAGCGTTGTCTTACAAGCCGAATAAATATGCAAATATCGAAGAAGGGTTAGCTTTACCTGCAAGAAATGTTTCTGTTTTAAGTCAGCCAGCAGATCCACCTACTACTATTAGTTTTGAAGAAAAGACTGTTGTTAGAAATGGCGTTGCAATTTCAAGATTATTTGTCACTTGGGTTCCTGTTAATGGTGTTAATCAGTATTTAGTTCAATATCGTTTTGCAAATGGAAACTATGAAAGTCAGATTGTATTTAGGCCAGATATTCAAATAGATAACAGTGAGGTTGGAACCTATGAATTTAAAGTATTCTCTTACAATGCTTTATTAGAAGTATCTTCTACTTCTTTAGATGCAAATTTTAATGCAGAAGGTAAAACAGCCGTACCTTCAGATATTGCAAATTTAACAGCAGAGCCAGTTGGTGATCATTTAATAAGATTGAGATGGGATAAATCAACTGATGCAGATGTTTTGCACGGTGGACGTGTTTATGTC